AAGGAATTCCAACTCGCATCTTCACCGGCATATCGCATTGGTGCTAAGATTGGCGAGCATATTATGTGGCCCTCAAATATTCCAGTGTTTATTCCGGGTACTAAGGAGGGCAAAGTCGCAACAAAAGCAATTGCTAAAGGTGCTAAATACGGAGGACGGATCGGAACGAAATTAATTCCCGGACTCGGATGGGCCATGTTGGCCTACGATGTTTACGATTTGGTGGCAAACAAACGTCTTTTCGGAGTCGAACTTTGACAACGATTTTAAGCCGAAAAACCTACCAATTGGTATGGTTAGAGGAGAACTGCAGCCAATCTTGATTATCACACGGACGTCGAACGCATGTATTAGATGCGGGTATACGTATTGTGGGTGTTGGCGATGAAAGCCATTTGGAAGTTGTATAGATGCCCCAAATGCTATGATGTTTCTGTCGATTGCCGTCAAGGCAGAACAAGACCGAAGTGCATGACATGCGCTCGCAACGCATTCTACAGTAAGAAGATGCAAGTTGAGGAGTGGTTGGTATGAAACCACCTTGTTCGAACAACATGCGATCACGAATTAAGTGTCAACGAAAATGTTGTAGAAAGATGAGAGTATCTGACATTCTCCCCCCCGGGGAGCAGATGCGAATAACCGGAGGCACGATCCGATGCAAATGGGGCTGCTGCAACATTGCTGACGGCTTTGACGATTGTATGTTCAAAGGTGCGGATTGACACACAAAGAGTGACAACGATTTTGTACTGTCACTTCCGGTTGAAAGGCGGAGAAGATGGAATCCGGGGCTGGAGGTCACGGAATACGGAGTGGTTTCAGAGTCGGAGGGGGTAGGGCGCTACGGGGGGAAGTCTTATTGACTGACCTGTCAAGGGCAATTCTATGCCCGGACTTCAACCAGCAGTCAAGACGATGGAATTCACCTTCTCTGAAAACGAGGAAGGTTACATTGACCTCAGCCAATGCGCTTCGATTCTTAATCGACGATTTTACAGGCAAGGATTGCAATGGGCAATCGCCGGTATTAAGATCCAATCTACTGGAGGATTAGGAACTGTCACTGTCAGCAAACTACCCGAAACTTGGGTTGTTGGTGCGGCATGGGAAAAGACAATGTCGAAGTGGATGGAGCAACAAGATGCTGCTCTTGCTGAAATGGGTGCTTCTGAGACCAAAGGTCGATATAACGACTACAAAATCCACATGGACACTAACCACGTTAGTGCTGGTTTTGGAAACAACAAGATTCCACAGGATTACGTGGGAGTTCCATTCACAACTGGAGAATGGCAGGCGAGTCAAGTCGTTATTCCAAATGATGGTGGAGTTCCGGGGAACACCACTGAATATTTTTTGAAGATGATTGGCGCTAGTAACGCTGCAGCGAAATCAATCATCGGCGGATACGTCTTCTCACGTAATCGCCCACAGTCACCTGACCCAAATACTCCGTCCGTGAATACGTCGTGGTTGAATGAATTACACGACGACGGACAGAGCAATGACGATATCGTCCAAAATGCTGTTGATCGTAATAACGATCTGCCTTACAGCCAAGCCGCTTATCCCGGCTCTACTGGTAATGGTGCAACCACGGAAATCGTGGCACGAAGTGACTTTACCACAACTACAGTCAGCCAAACAAATCGCATTAGTGGATTTGTTGCTCCTTGTGGACTTCTCAAGGTCGTTGCAACGCTAGGGTGCATTTTCACTGTCTATTTGGTCCCCGGGGTATCCCGAGGGTACATGACTGAACCAATGCAGGAGATGAATTGAATGACTTTACCCGCAGCGGAAATCGAGGCTGTTCAGAAGACGGTTACTACCGCTTCCCTTCTTAACCACGTGAAGAACAATCGGATCGAGTATTTACTCGGTCTCGGTCTCCTCCACCTCCTTGGTGTGAGTGACCGTCTTTTGGCACAACTCTCGGGAGTGTGCTTTTAGATGGCTTACAATTACGGAAAGACATTCCAGAAAGACGGAAAGTCTGTGCGTTATCGTTACACAGATGGAAGGGCTGATACTAAGAAATTAGTAGCAGCACCAAAGAAGAAATCTTCTTCGAAGAAAAGCAGGAAGTGATTTTATCGCTTGTTGCAAGAGATGCGGATCTTCGAGCGTCGATGTCTTCACTGTTCAAGAAGACTTGATCCACGTTATTTGTTTGAAATGTGACGAGGAGTGGGTGGAATGATATTTTCACCTATAACATCACCCTGGGCACAGTGGTCGTATGACCATGTGAAGAAACATGGTTTCGGCACAGAAGGTAATGCCCCATTGGCGCATACGGGAATACAGATAGGCAACGCAGTTGCACATTTGGCAGCCCCTATTATGATGACAAGAATGGCTAACCCGCATGTCATGTCTTATGCATACAAGGGTTTAGACCCAATGAAATTTGGAATGAAGGCAGCCATGCGTTCACGTAAGGAATTCCAACTCGCATCTTCACCGGCATATCGCATTGGTGCTAAGATTGGCGAGCATATTATGTGGCCCTCAAATATTCCAGTGTTTATTCCGGGTACTAAGGAGGGCAAAGTCGCAACAAAAG